GAGCAGATGCTGACAACTGCAGACGGAACTTTAGAGTTGAGGGATGCATTACTAGAAGCAAATGGAGAGGGGGATAGAATGGCTAAAATGGTTGGAGATACATTACAAGGGGCATTCTTAAAACTTAAATCAGCATTACAAGGTGTTTCTATATCTGTTATGAAAGACTTTGCAGAAGGTATGCAAAAAGGTGTTGAGAAGGCTGCATCATTTTTTAATGTATTAGCAGAAAACAGCAAAACAATAACTAACACTATTAAATTCTTAACTAAATTAATAAGGATAGTAGGTCTTTATAAGTTAGGAGTTTTTGCGGCCACAACAGCAACTAACCTTTGGTATAAAAGTAAGGTTTTAGCAAGATTTGCTATGATTAAACTAACAGGAGTAACTCTGACTCTTACTACAGCTGTAAACGGATTAAAATTTGCTATAAAAGGAATGTTGGGTTCTACAGGTATTGGACTTCTTATTGCTTTTTTACCTGAAATACTAAGCTTTTTTGGCTTGTGGGGAGAGGAGGCTGATATGGTCGCTGATTCTCAAGAAAATCTGCAAAAACAAACTGAAAGACTAACAAAAGGCTAATCACGATTTAGTAAAACCAATAGACGCCCTAAAAAGTAAAAACTCAAGAATTGGTAAAAGTAAAAAAACTAATGAATGCTATGATAGATGAGGAGGGCAAGTTGATTCAAGATACTTTGTCAAATCAAAAGCTTTACAATAAACTTAAAGGTCAGGCTGCAATATTAATGAGAGATTTAAACAAAGAACTAAAGGATAACGACCACATTCTTATTAATGAAAAATCAAGCATTGATGATATAACTAAAGCGATGAACGAATTGACAACGTCAATGATGAACAATGCTTTGGTTTCAGGTTTTGAAAAACAACTGCAAAAAATAAGTGAAAAAAGTGCAGACGCATCAGTTGCTATACTTAAACTAGCAGATGAGATGAATGGGTATAGTATGGAAAGCATAGCAGCACAAAACAAAATAGGAGCAGAAGCCTTTGCTGCTTCAGGAGGGGAGATTGGCGACCCCTTAGAAGGCACAAGAAGGGCTATAAAAGCACTTATAAGCCACTACAACGAAAGTAAATCAATGTATAATGATTTAGTTGCTGAACACGGAGAAAAAAATGTTCCAAAAGGTAGGACGTTTCACGAAATTGATAAACTTTTAAAATCAACAGGATTTAAAAGTCTTGATGAAATAAATAAAGCTTTAAATGGAACAGAAAAAGAAATAGCAGCCGTAACCATTGCTTTTGACTCTTTAGCAGGAGAGGGAGGTATTGGGGGACTACTTTTAAAAACTGATGAATTAGAGGAAAAGACAGATAAAGGCGACCTTACCGAAGGTTTAAAAAGCTGGAGTTTAGAAACAAAAATTGCTATCAATGAGGTAAAAAAATCCCTTATGGATGGTGTAATTACCGAGGAAGAATATAAAGATAAGGTTTTAGAAGCAAGAAATAAAGTTCTTGAAAGAGAAAAGAAAAGGATTAAAAAGATAATGTAACTAATGCTAAAAGACTAACTGAAATAAAATCAGAACAACTAGACATACAAATACAGCAAAGAAAAAATAAATTCAGTAAAGAGTTCAGGGTAATTCAAGAGAATTACAGAAAAGAACAAGAGGAAATAAAAAACAATCATACTGTTAATGGTAAATTAACAATAGAGGGTCAGACTTTAATGATTCAGGCTGAAATTGATTTTTTAAATGCAAAAAAGACATTGCACGGAGATTACGCTATGTATCTAATGAATATTGACGAGGACATAGCATCAAGTAATAGAAGGCTCCACGAACAACAAATAAAAGCCTTTAATGAGCAAATTTCAGCTATGAGTGGTGTAGGTAGTGCAATGGTTAGTTTGGCAGGGGAAAATGAAAGTTTAAACGCAATTAAAGAGGCAGGTAATGCAATAAACCAAATAGCCAACACTATACAGNCTGTTCAGACGCTACAAACTAATNTACAGACNATNNCNGATANNAAAGGGGGATTAGCAATGTTGTTTAAAGCAGGAGCTACAACGAAAGATACAGCAGCATCAGTCGTAAATACAGGAGCTACTGTTACAAATACTGCAGTTACAGCAGGAAGTCTTAGTGTGGATGCTACTAAATCTGTATTGAGTAGTGGTAAGTTCTTACCTTGGCCTGTAAACCTTATAGCGTTTGCTGCTACCATATTTATGATTAGTAAAATTATGAAAATGTTTGAAAAAGGTGGTATTGTAGATGAGTTTGGTAAAGGTGGTGTAATCAAAAAGTTTGCAGATGGAGGAATGGTTCAAGGAAGGTCTCACGCACAAGGTGGAGAGAAGTTTGCTGTAGGTGGTAGAGTGGTAGAGTTAGAAGGAGGAGAGGCTGTAATAAATAAAAGAAGTACATCAATGTATAGAAGTCAATTATCTGCTATGAATGAAGCAGGTGGTGGTGTTAAATTTGCAGACGGAGGATTGCTTAATAGCCCTCAATTTGCTAATCAGCAATTTACAGCAGGCCTTAATCAATCAGGTGGTATGCAAAAAGTATATGTGGTAGAATCAGATATAACGAGCAGTCAAAGAACAGTAAATGTGTTAGAATCACAAGCAACAATTTAATAATTAAAAAAATAAACATATGTTTGTTAGTAAAAAAGTAAAGAAAGATAGGTTAGATACTTGTAAAAAGTGCGACTTTTACAGAAACTTATTAATGTTAAAAAGCCCTAAATGGACTTTGGGAGCAAGATGTGGAAAGTGTAGTTGCTTCCTAGATGCTAAAACAAACTTAACTAAAGAGTTTTTTGGCGAGTGTCCTATAGGTAAGTGGAAAGAGTAATAACTAAATTTTATATATATGGATTATAACTCAATAATCAAAGGCTATTCTGAGGACAAGAAGGATAAGGTCGTAGAATTAGCAAGGCAAAACAAATTGTCAATGGCAGGTAATTTGTACCATAATAATGCTTTAAATTATTTTTTTAAATTATGGCACGAACATTTTCCTCAACAAAAACAATCTAAACATTGTAATGGGTGTAGAAAAGCAGTTTGTAAATTCTTTCATAATGTAGCCGACCATATTGTTTCTGAAAGAATATCTGCTGAAGTTACAAAAACTGTAAAAATCACAAAAACAAAAAAACCTAAACAAAAAAAGAAAAATAGTGTCAAGACAAAATAAAGCAGATATAGTTTACGAGTATATTAAAGTAGCAGAAACTGAAATTCTGAAAAGATGGCACGAACCAACTATTTTAGATATTTTAAGACATTTAACAGAAAGAGGAATAGTAGACCCTAAAAGATTAAGAAATTATATGATAATATATGATTTTGACACTATGTTAAGGTTTAATGAGGGTAATAGAACACATACTTTTATGGATTTATCTATTAAATATGATATTTCAGAAAGACAGGCTCAAAGTATAGTTTACAAGGAAAGAAATAAAGAAAAACCAACATTTAATATAACTTACTAAAGTTTTTTCCTAAAACTTCGTAAAACTCTTATAAGTAAAAGATATTTTTGCGTTTATGGATAGAAAATGGTACAATATTAATGGGCAAGCATCAGAGGGAATTGTTGATGTTTATATATTTGATGAGATAGGGGCTTATGGCTTAAACGCTCAGTCTTTTATAGAGGAAATCAAAGCGTACAAGAAAAAACCTATGAACCTACATATTAATTGTGTGGGTGGAGATGTTTTTGATGGTATGGCTATTTACAATATAATTAAAAAAAGAACTGCCGAAACAACTGTGTATATTGAAGGTATTGCAGCGAGTATGGGTAGTGTTATTGCTTTGGCTGCTGATAATGTAGTTATGGCTGAAAACTCTTTGTTTATGATTCACAACGCTTGGGGTGGAGCAATGGGAGAGTCAAAAGAATTAAAAAAGACAGCAAGTTTATTAGAAAAAATTAGTAACGAGATTGCTGACATTTACACAAAAAAAACAAAACTACCTTATGACAGGGTAAAAGAAATGATGGATGAGGAGACTTGGTTAAATGCTGATGAAGCATTAGAGCTAGGCTTTATTGATTCTATCTCGGATGCTATTAAAGTGGCAGCCAAATATGATGTTTCTAAGTTTAAAAATATAACAAACGAGGAAATTAATAATAAACTGAGTATAAATCTAAAAAGTAAAAAAATGACTGATGACTTAAAAACTTGGTTCAATGGAAAAATTGAGGATATTATAGCTAGAGTAAAAAGCGATAATACTAATAGTGATTCTGCTGAAACTAAATCGGAAGTTGAAGTAACTATTGCAGATGAGGCTGACATTTTGAATAAATTTGTTGATTTTGAAGCACAAGTAACTGAACTTAATGGGTCTATCGCTGAATTAGAAGGAGAAAAAACAACTCTAACTGAGGAAGTTGAAAGACTTAATGCTTTATTAAGTAAGGCAGATGCAAAGGGAACTGAAATCTCTACAGACGGAGACCCTGCAGTAGTAGAAAACAAAGTAGAGGACAAAGAGGCTGCATTTTGGAATGGAATGTTAGCAAAATTTAACATATAATAATAATTTAAAAAAATAAAAAAATGGCAAATGTAGCATTAGACGGAATGGGAGCAGGGTACCAAGGTACTTACGCTTCAAAAATTCTTTTAGAGCCTATGTTTCACTCTGACAGTATTAGTGGTAACTACACTATATACCCATCTGTGAAGTATAAGCAAAACATAACAATGGCTCCTGCTTTAAGAGGTATTACAGCAGTAAACGAAGGTTGTGGAGCAAACGCAGGTTGCGACCCTGCAGGATTTACAGTTACAAAGAAAACTATAGAAGTAGAAAATGTTTCTGTAAAACAAGAACAATGTTGGACTGAGTTTAAAGACCAAGTTATTGTAGAATCTTACAAGAACGGTATTAATATGCCTGATATGACAGGAACTCAATTAGCAGATGTTATCATTAACCGAGTAAGAAATGGTATAATGAATGATATGAGTAGAAATATTTGGGCAGGAATGGCAGGAGCACCTGCAGCAGCAGACTGTTCTTACAACTCAATGGGAGAAGGACTTTGGGATAAATTAGGAGCAGATGCTACTTTCGCTAACGCAGGCTCTTTACAGAGAGTAACAGGTGGTGGAGCAGCAGCAGACTATAATGTAGTAGGAGCAAGAATACCTTCAACAGATGCAGCAATAGTATTAGGACAAGCGTTTGAAGGAGCACCTGCAGCGTTACAACAAGTAGAAGCAGGTAGAAAGAGAATGTTTGTAACTCCAAATATTTACAATGCTTGGTACGCTAGTTTAACAGCAGTAGCAGTAGATGGTGCAGTTGATTATGGTCACTCAGAAGCACAAACAGGAAAAGGTAGATTATACTTTAGAGGTATTGAGCTAGTTCCTATGTATGTTTGGGATGAAGCTTTAACTGCAAGAACAGGAGCAGATTCTCCTGATATTTTTGGTGTACTTGATTCTGCAGGAGCAGGTTTTACTGCTAAAAATGGTGTAATATATGCAGCGATAGACAGTTTATTTATTGGAACAGATGTTAATGCTCCTGAAAATGAGTTAAAAATGTTCTATGATGAGGTTTCTGACAAAATGTATGTTCGTTCTTACTTTACTATGGGCTTCCAATATGGTTGGAGTACATTAGTATATGGAGCAACGCTAACTTCGTAATTAATTATTAACCTTAAAAAAATAGAATAAAATGACAATAGATTCAGGATTATTAGTAGATTGCGGCGACTTAAACGCAGTAGGAGGGATAAGACAGATATTACTTACAGATTTAGATAATATCGCAACTGTAGCTCCTC